TTCGGTGATAGATTATTTGAACGAAAAAACAGAACGTACAGGAAAAGATAGATACAGTTCAACATCTATAAAAACAAAAACTCTCATAAAATCAAGGCTAAGAGAAAAATATGAGCTGGAAGACTTTAAAATTGTTATAGACAAGAAGTGTAAAGAATGGCTAGGCACAGATATGGAGAAATATTTACGTCCTGAAACTCTTTTTGGAAACAAGTTTGAGAGTTATTTAAAACAAAAAACAATAACAACTAAAAAGCCAAAATTCCAAAAACAAAATAATGATTTTGCAATAACGGAAGAAGGATTAAAAAAATTTTATGGATATGAATAGGAGAAAAAAATGATGACATCAGATGAATTTAACTTAGGTTTTAATTATTTGGTTGGGCATTTTCCAAACACCAAAAACTTAAAATCAGTATCTTATGCTTATTTTGAAGATTTAAAAGAAGTTTTGACAGGCAAGGAATTTATTGTTGCGATAAAAAAAATAATTCACAGTGGGAAGTCAGAATTTATTCCTAAGGTGAAAGAAATTATTGATGTAGCAAAAGGAAATGCAAATTTGGAAACTCAAGTAATTCAAGCGAAAAAACTATTAAAACTAGGAATTGCAAAATGTGGAAGAAGTGGCAATACTTGTTTTGAAGATAAAGGAATACATGCAGTAATTGAAGCGGTAGGCTGGCTAAATCTATGTAATATGCCAGATAAAGAAGCAAGCAACTTTTTTGATTTTCAGTTTGAGGGGATTTATAAAGATTTTTACAATAATCCGTATGAAACACAGGATTATTACAGGGGTTCATATCAAGTTTTTGGAAGAGAGAAACCTAAAATGCTGACTTATGAAATGATAGGAGTTAAAAATACTGGAAATATGAATTTTATTCCACTTGAATATAAAAACAATACCGCACAAATTGAAAATAAAACTGATTTGTCGGAACTAAAAAATAAAATGTTGATAGGAGGATAGATGCAAAATCTAAAAAGAGAAAAAGACAGACTAAACATTGAAAACGACAGCTTAAGAGAAGTGAATGCGATACTAAACAGGAAAATGATGGAAATGGCAGAAGAAATAAAACAAAATGGTATTCAGATAGAAGGCAATAACAAAAGAATCAGACAGATTGATAAGATTTTGAAAGTTAAGATGAAAGAAAAATAAATAAAATATATAAAATCAGGAGGAAATAAAATGTTAGGAAATAACGTAGTAGACTATATGATAAACAGCTGTAAAGGAGCATACAATTTAGAAAATGCAAAATTAATTAAAAAGAATGTGGAAGATAAGAAAGTTCAGTTTGTATTTAAAAGAAGTGATTTAAAATTAAATATTGAGTTTGCAAATGATAAGATTTCAGGAATTATATATAATAATTTCTTGACTGATTCACAAAGAGAAAACGTAACAGAATCCGAATATTGCACAAGACTGAATGAAATGCTTGAAATAACAGATATTGATGATATGAATAAACTTGATGAAATTTCAAGAAATATCATCAAAAAAATAAATTCAGAAAAGCTGTTTGGAGAAAATCCAAAGGAATTGCTGTTAAATAGAGAAGATAGGGAAAGATTAGTAAAAATAAAAAGATTTTTTGGAGCAGAGCCGCAGCTGTTAAAACTTTATGAAGAAATTGAGGAACTGCAAACAGCATATAGAAATTACAGAAAAACATTTTATAAGGATGAGCAAAATCTAGTCGAAGAAATAGCAGACTGTTTTGTGGTGGCTCTACAAATCAATAAAGTGAAAATGGTTAAAAATGTTATTAAAGGCTTAGTTGACAACACTAAGATATTCAAGACTGAAATAATTGAAAAAATCATAAGAATGGTTAAGTTTAAAATCAATCGTACAGTTGAGAGAATTGAGAGCGGACAATACGGAACATACAAGATTGAATATAAAGCCACTAGAACTCCACAGAAAGCCATGAGCGAAGAAAAAGAGAATGAGCCATTAAATTCTCCAACAAAATCATTTAGCGTTGCAGAGAGCAAGAAACAGAGCCGTGAAGAAAAGGAGAAAGCTAGAAAGGAAAATAAAGTTTTTGAATTTGTGAAAAAGAATGAGCCGTATTATTACCAAGCACGTGATATTCAGCTAAATACTAAGATACAGGCTAAGGAATGTACAAGGATTGTTGAAAAATTTATTGATGAGGGAAAAATAACGGTTACAAAAAGAGGTAAGGACGGTGTCTATGGAGCGACACTTACAACTGTTCAGGAAGCAGAGGTTGTTGAATAATGGCGACGAATGCAGGGAAAAAATTTGAAAACGATTTTAAAAATAGTGTTGATACTGATAAAATCTTTTTGCATAGATTCAAAGACGGAACAACAGGAACTGTAAATGGACAGATGATTAGATTCAAAAATAAAAACTTATGTGATTTTTTACTTTTCAAGGACGGGCAACTTGTCCTTGTTGAGTTAAAAAGTTTTCTAGGAAAATCTATGAGCTTTTCAAATATAAAAAGCACTGTAGATGAACAGCAGACATTTTTATATAACTTGCGACTGGAAGCAAAGAAAAACAATGTAAAAGTGTATATGATACTTAATTTTAGAGATTTGTCAGAAACTTATGCAATAGATATTCATAATTTTGATGAGTTCTACAGAATGACAAGTAAGAAAAGTATCAGCATAGATGAAGCAAGACAGCTTGGAAAACAATTATTTCAACAAAAGAAAAGAACAAGCTACAAATATGAAATTGATAGTTTGTTCAACTAGGAGGCAATAATGGGAAAAAGATTGGCAAAAGATAGAGTGAGAGCAATCTTAAATGATTATCCTGAGACACGGAACGCTGAAAATCCAGATACATTTGTTATGTGCTTAATACTACTAGAGGACGGAATAATCTCAAAGGAACAGGCGGAAAAAATATATAATAGATATTCAATTAACAACATAGTTAAAAGTCGCCAGAAAATCCAAAATTCAGACAAGGAATATGAGCCAAACGAGGAAACTAAAAAGAAAAGGTTTGTAGGATATATGAATTTTAGGCACGCTTGGCGGAAAGGAAACTTGGATGTCTAAGAGGATGAGCAGGGAAAACCAAAAATTAATTTACTGGTTCATAGACTGCTACGCTTATCATCTGAAAGGTGTAGACATAAATTGGCAGACTAGCAAGCAAAAGCCTAGAGTATCCGATTATTTCAAATATAAGGCTAAGGAATACTTGAAAAAGAAATATATTGTTTCAAGCGAAAAAAATGTGAAAGACTATAAACCGTTTTCAAATCTTGAAAGCAAACTGAAAAATAAAATAATGTCTGTATTGGAAAGGAACTATACAAATGAAACAAAGGTAAGTGTATTAACTGATTCCTTGCTGGATTTTACAACAGAGGAAATGCAGATGTTATTGATAAAGCTGGACGGAACATTTTCTTTGGCGTTAAAGATGATAAGCAATGATGAGGCAATAAAGTTTACGAACTATTTGTTTGATTTCTTTATGCAAAAGGATATACCGATGTGGCAGGAAATGCACGAACTGTATAGAAGTCAAGAAAACAGGAAATGGGTATACTGGATGTTGAAAAAGAAAATATGTGTTATTACAGGAAAGCCGAATGCACAGCTGGCGCACATTTCTAAAAGTGCAGGAGCATTAGGCGGTTATAAATACGACAAAGGTGTAGGGAACAGTTATTTACCTTTATCAATGGAGTGGCATATAGGAGTAGATCACGGAGTTGGCGGTGGCAGAAACAAATTAACGGACAAATTGAAAGAGTTGAATATAGAGCCTTTTGAAATAAAGACAGATGAAGAAGTTAAGGAATTGAAGAAAATATATAAGGGGCATTTTAAAGGATTTAAGGAGGAATAGAAAATGACTGACAAAGAAACGAATTTTTTAAAGGAACTAGATTTGCTATATCAGCAAGATGAAGAAGTGTCGCTGGATTTGGTGCTGGAACTTTATCAAAATTTTGAGCCGTTTAAAATAGAGGCAGAAAAAACTGGCGAAGGTAAAGAAGATGAGGTTAGAGAATTATACTACAAAATTGGAGACAGATATTTCTTTCTAAGAGTATATTCTGATGAATACGATATTGATTTTGATATTATGGCAAAATTTGAACTGGATTTAGAAACAGTCAAAAGTTTAAACTTGTTGGATTATGAAAACTTTTGATAAAAAGTTCAGTCGTGAAAAGTCGATTGGATTGGAGAAAGGTTAGGAGGAGAAATGAAAAACAAGGATAGGATGCAATTCAATTTAAAAAACTGGAGAAAATTAAATTGGAGCTTATGGAACAAGGAAGATGAAAATAAAGCAAGTTTTGAAAAAATATTGAATAAAGACAAGTATAAAAAGAAATGAGGAAATGAATGGCAGAAAAAACAATATTAGACGGAATAATTTTAAAAATAGATAACGGTTACCCGTTGTTACAAGTTGAATACAAAACACTTCTTGAAGAATTACCTGTTGTAAGTGAAGAAGAAAGTGTTGGAAGCTGGGATAGCGGAACGATAGACTATAGGAATGTTATAAAAAAATACTATGTAGTAGGAAATTCAGAGAAAGGATATTTTTGGTTTTATCACGCCAGAAGTGAATGGGTTGTAGATGGATATTTTGATATTAAAAGAGTTCAAAGAAAATCCAAACAAGTCACAGAAACAAAAGTTTGGTATGAATAAAAAGAAAGGAAATTAAAATGAAAAAATTATTATTAGGAATTGCAATATTAGGATTGTTAGGAAGTTGTAATAATAAAAAATTGATTTCAGATTGTGAAAATTATAAAGTTGCAGATAAATACGAAAGAAAAGAAACTTTTATAACAAATCAATATGCTGGGAAAATAAATAGTAGTCCCTTGTACATTCCAGTAGCACAAACATCTGTATATTATTATATAACTTTCGAAAATAACAACACTTATTCAATCGGACAATCAAAATATAGATTAGTGAATGTTGGAGAAAAAATTAAAGAATGTAAATTTTAGGAGGATTAAAATGCTTGAAATAATAACAAGAATTTTAAGTGTGGCAGTTACAATATTTTTAGTTTTCTTTTTAGTTAGATACTTGTATGCCTTAGTTGAAAAAGTGAAAAAGAATCTTAAAAATACAGCTAGAATTAATCATATAATTTACAATGTGATATATTTTTTAGTATTTTGGTTTTTAAGTATTATGTTAATTTATGCAACAATAAATTTGATTGTATTTTTTGCGATTAGAGTGTAAATATTCAGAAAGGAAAAATAGAAATAAATGAACGAAAAAGATATAGACAGAATAGCAGATAAAATAATAGAAAAAATGAAAACTGACAGAGAAATAAAAACAGAGAAACAGCTAACCCCTTTTCAAAAGACAGAAAAATTATTATCAGAACTGTCACTACTGAAAGGTGCTATTGATTCCAAAAATATGCTTATAGAGGATTTGAAGAAAGAGGGAATATCAATTCAGAAAAGAGAAACTGGAGTTAATGTGCAGTCTAGTAAAGTATATCTATCGGAATTAGAAAAGGTTGAAAATAGAATTGAAAAATTACAGGAAGAAATCACAAGGATAGAAAACGTTGTCAATATGGTTGAAAGAGCATTAGGTACGATTAGGAATAATAAATATTACGATATAATAGAAATGAAGTATTTTGATGATTTAACATTTGAGCATATATCTGAAAAATTAGATATAAGCGTTATAACTGCAAAGAGATATAAAAATAAAATGATTAGACAGTTGCAACTAGTTATATTTTCAGATGATGTAATAAAAAATATATTAAATTGAAAAATGATACTTTTTTGATATTGTATATAATTTTTAATATGTTATAATATGTCAAGATGAAAGAGTATGAGTTAAGTACTTGTAATTGAATCCTTGATTTTATATAAGGACAAGACAGTTTAAAAGCTGTCTTTTTTTTGTCGCAAAAAGGAGGTGGTAGCATTGAAATTAAATGCAAGGCAGAAGTCTTTTTGTGAGTTTTATGTAGCTAGTGGAAATGCTACTGAATCCGCAATAAAGGCTGGGTATAAAGAAAGATATGCAAGACAGAATACACCTAAATTACTACGAAATACGACATTGGTGGGGTATATAAAAGAATTACGAGAAAAAACTAAAACTAGCAGGATAATGACTGCTATTGAAAGAAGAGAATTTTTGACGGAAGTCATTAAAAATGGAAAAGAGAAAATACAAGACAGGTTAAAGGCTTTGGATATTTTGAATAAAATGGATGGTGAATATATTGAGAAAATGCAGCTGTCAGGACAATTAAATACCAATCCTTTTTCTGGACTTACTATCGAAGAGTTAAGAGCGTTAGCTGGTGGTAAGAGTGGATAAGATGGAAATGATACGGCTGGAAGCAATTAAGGAGCTTTCACGACGGAATTTGCTAGATTTCCTTATTTTTGATGGGAATGGAAGATATAAAAATTCTAGGCATATACAGTTTTTGACTGATAAGGCCCAGCAATTTTTGGAAGATGTGAAAGATGGTAAAAGTCCTAGACTTTATATTTGCATGCCGCCACGACATTCTAAATCGGAAACTATGACGAAGAAATTTCCTGCTTGGATAATTGGGAATAATCCTGACTATGAGATTATAATTGCGAGTTATTCAATGGATTTGGCTAGAGATTTTGGGAAAATAGCAAGAGATACTTATAGGGAGCACAGTAAAAATGGGACTGGGATTTTTAATAATATCATCGACAGGGATAAGAGTGCTGGTGATAACTGGGGAATTTCAGAACATCGTGGTGCTGTTGTGAGTACAGGTGTTGGAGGAAGTGCAACAGGTAAGGGGGCACATATCGCGATTATTGATGATCCGTTTAAGAATAGAGAAGACGCTAACAGTAAACTTCAAAGAGACAAGGTCTGGGCCTGGTATCAGTCAACTATTCGGACAAGATTGGCACCTGGTGGCGGGATTATAATTATTCAAACCAGGTGGCATGAGGATGACTTGGTCGGTAGAATTTCTAAAGAGATGGAAAGCGGTACTGGAGAAGTTTTTGAGAGTATTGTGCTTCCAGCAATTGCCGAAGAAAATGATATTTTAGGAAGAAATGTTGGAGAGGCATTATGGGAAGAACGGTACGGATTGAAAGAACTTAAAAATATTAAAAAGGCGATAGGTAGCCGTGAATTTGCGGCACTTTATCAGCAGAGGCCCCAAATTGAAGACGGCGGACTTTTTAAACGGCAGTACTTTAAATATTTCGATATTGATAATGACTTCATCAAAACTGCTGATAAAAATGTAAATGTGAAAGATTGCTTCTATTTTCAAACAATAGATACCGCTATGAGTACTCGAAAGAATAGTGATTATACGGCAATTGCCACTTTTATGTGCGACAGGGAATGGAACTTGTATTTAGTTGATTTAATGCTTGAAAGATTGGAAGTTCCTGACCAATGGAATGTGATTAAGGAATTTAGGAATAGATATAAATTGAGATTTCAAGCTATTGAGAGCAAAAGTAGCGGTATTGGGATAATTCAGCAGGCGAACAGAGAGGGAATGCCCTTAAAGGAGTTGAAAGCCGATACAGATAAAATGACAAGGGCCTTGAACATATCAGTTATGTTTGAAAATGGGAAAGTTTATTTCAATAAAAATTTAGATAAACTTTTTGAGCTTGAAGAGGAACTTTTGAAATTTCCAAATGCTTTGCATGATGACGCTGTTGATGTGTGCAGTTATGCGGGCATTGTTATAAATGATTTGATTCAAAATTCAAAAAGATATATTAGAAAATTTATAAGTGTATAGAAAGGAGGAAATGTGAGTATCAGGGAAAATGTAGTAAGTGCTTTGGTAAAAGAAATAATATCACTTGGTTCTGTTTCTTATAGCGGAGATATTGACGATGAAACATTGCAGAAGATGTTGGCTGATGTCGATGTGGCACAGGCTATACAGCTTATGACGCAAAGTGTAACATCTAAAGAGTGGAAAATTGAGACAGATGTTCCTGAGTATCTGGAAACGGCTGAAAGCATTCAAGAAAGATTTAATAATTTTAATATGGTTAAACTTTTGGAAAATGTGCTGAGAGCGGAAATATATAAGAAATCTATATTTGAGATTATTTATGGCAAAGATGATACAGGAGGGACAGTGATTGATGATTTGGTACTGTTGCCAAATAAATATATAAAATATAACAAGGATAACGGTTGGACGATTAAAACTCGTGATAGTGAGATTGTTATTGCGAAAGAACCCAACCGTTTTTTAGTTTGCGTTAATGAAGAAAGACTGGATAATTTACAGGGAAGTTCAGATTTGTTGCCTCTTGTTCCTGTATTCAAGGCTAAAGAGCATTTGGAGAGCAAGTTAAATGCGATTATAGAAAAATATGGGGACATTATAACAGTATTCGCTTATGAACCTGCTGTTGAAACAGATCCGCCAGAAGTTATTAAAGCTAGGCAAAAAGATGTGGAAGCGCAGGCTAAAGATTTAAAAAATGCTAAAGGTAAAGATGTGTTGGCAGTACCGAGTGCCGGGGAAAAATCGCTTGATGACTTCATAAAATTTATTAAATTAGATGACTTGAAACCTGAAATCTATCAGGAATTGTTGAGTGAGAAGTCAAAAGCAGTACAAAGATATTTGCTTGGAAGTACATTAGTAGTTGGAGTGGATGGAAATAGCGGTAACAGGGCCTTGGGTGAAGTTCATAAGGAACAGCAAAATTATAAGATAGAGTCTAAAGTCAAAAAGATTAGGGACTGGATTCAAAAACTTATCGAGCTGGATTCTGTCTTGTATGGGTACGACCCCAGCAAGTTTTATTTTAAGTTTGTCGAAGAGATTGACGAAAAAGAAACATTGGAGCTGGAAGATAAGAAAGCGAAAACTATGACTGAGAAAGTGAACTCTATAGTTAAAATTATGGAGAGCGGATATGCCTTTACTAAAGATAAGATAGCAGAAATGCTGGGCGTGGATGTGATTGACTTGGTGGAAGTAGAGAAGACTGAAGTAAGTGAGTTTGCCAAAGGTAAAAAAAAACTGAACATCAATAAAATAAATGAGAAACGAAAATTAATTGAAAGGAATCAGGCTAGATTTGACAGATTTGCCGAAAATAATTTTAAAAGATGGCAGAAGGATATATTAAAAGCTGTACGAGAAAAGATAGAAAAAGCTAAAGATATTTCAGATTTCTATGACTTGAACTTTAACTATGAAAATATACTGGAAGATTTAATGCTGATGTCGACTTTGCAGGGATTTGACAATGCCGCTATGGTCGATAGCGGAGTAACAGAATTTGCAAATACTAGAACCAAGACAAAGAATGCCGCACTTGATAATTTCCTGAAAAAACATCCCGCCTTGTACACTGATGTGGAAAAAGAAATGGATTATTCACGGCAAAAATATTTTTGGATAAAGAAGGTCACAGATGTCAATGTGACAGAAAAAATATTTAAGCAGATGTCGAATACACTCGAGAATGGCGGAACATTTAAAGACTGGAAAAAAGATGTTGATAAAATACTGTCGGAGAGCGGATTAAAGCTAAATGAGGGATATTTAAAAACCGTATTCAGAACAAATATGAATCACGCCTATAACGCAGGTATTCATTTGAAAGTTGACAAGTACAAAGAGCGTTATCCATATTATCGCTACTGCGGTATTTTAGATGGGAGAGAACAGCGGCATACAAAGGAACTTGACGGGAAAATATTTAAAGTAGGGACACCTGAAGCTGACAAATACTTTCCGCCAAATGGATTTAATTGCAGATGTTATACCGTGTCCTTAACTGAAGATGAAGTAGATCCGAGTGAAGTTGTAAGCGGAGATGACATTGGCTTGGATGTGGGAAGTTTTGCGGATAATATAGGCGATGTTGACTATATAGAAACTCTTGAGAATAATTACAGGCAAAAGGTGGAAGCATTTGCTGATAAGTTTGACATTCCTGATTTTGTAGTTGCCAAACCATTGAAAAAAGATGGCGATAGTAGTATAATTGACTCGATAAAGACAGTTAAAGAAGCGAATAGCTATGCTGAAAAAGTATTGAAGGTGAAAGCGGATTATACTGGTATTGATGTTCGCTGTGCTAATGAGTGGAATCGTGGACTTGCAGCTATGAAAAATAAATATCCAGAAGTTGCAGAGCAAATTAAATTCGTTGGAAGTATGCAAAAGAGAAATGAATTATTGAAAGCAGAATTAAAAAATTATGCTAAGAATAATAAATTGGCAAAAGAAACTAAAGAATTGCTTGATTATGTTTTAGGAAAATTGAATATAAAAAGTAATCGAACAGCGGAATCTTTTCATGTTACTAGACTAGGAAATAATCCAGATGAGAATGAAATTATAAAAATAGTAAACAAGTATGCTGGAATATCATTGAACTCAAACTATTATAATAATTATGATAATGTTATTGCTGAAAGAAAAAGACAAGTAACTAACGGATGGAAACCTGTTGGCTGTGATACAATGAAATCTATATTTGATCATGAGTTTGGACATCAAATTGATAAATTACTGGGTATTTCTAAATCCAAAGATGTAAAAAAATATTTTGAAACCAATAAAACGGTAATATCAAAAAATCTTTCCAAATATGCAACTGTAAAAGTCGAGGAATTTATAGCTGAAGCATGGAGTGAATATAAAAATAATCCAAAACCACGAGAAATTTCAAGAAAAGTAGGTAAATTTATAGAAAGGTCGTGGAAAGAGTGGCAAAAGAAAAATTTATAAAGGATTTGGAAGAGGCTTTAAAGAGAGCTGAAGAGCGAGATTTTGATCCAGAAGAAACTCAGGAAGAAAGAAATGCGAGATTTGATAAAATGACATCAAAAGAGAAAGCGGAAGCAATAATTGCTGAAGTATTTGAGTTTAGTGGTGAGGGATTTCTAACAGAGGAAGAAGAGAAAGAGTGCACATACGAATAATGATAAAATTTAATCACAGGATGTAAAAAATTCTGTGATTTTTTTATGAAAGGACTTATTATGAGAATTACTATAACAACCAATCTCGATAGTGTAGGTTCCAGTTTTAAGGAAAGACTTGGAAGCGTCAGTAAGGAAGAAATGTTTGATGAAATAGCATTTTATATGGAAAATGAAATGCGAAAAAGATTTGACAGCGGAACAGATTATCAGGGAAATGCGTGGGCCTCTTTGAAAATCAGAAAAGGGAAGCCGCTTAATGACACAGGAATGCTTAAAGGCTCTTTGGGGACAGCTACGATAAAGGGAAACAGTATTTCAATATTCAGTAATTTAGTTTATGCAGGGATTCATGATAGAGGTGGAACTATAACGCCTAAGAATGCTAAAGTTCTGCATTTTAAAGTCGACGGTACTGATTATTTTGCCAAATTGGTAACTATTCCTAAGCGGCAGTTTAGCGGTATCAGTGATAAAAATAAAGAGGATTTGAAAAAAATTATTAATGATTATCTTGTTAATAAAAAATTATTTTTATAAATTATGATTCAGTTGTATGCTGAATTTTTTTTTATTATATAAATTTTTTAAAA